CCAAGATATATATTAAATTTGTTTGCTATGGATTTTAATGAAGCACTAAACAAAAAGAGAATCTGGTGAGTTGCTAACCTAGTGTGTGTTTTATTGTAATAATACTCATACAAAGATGGGGAATCATTGATATAATCAAAGAAACAAGCACAAATACCATAATTAATAATGTATCTTTCAATGGTTTCCGTTATTAAATCTATCGTGAAATCTGGCATATACTCAATGTAATATTCATATCCTTCAATGTATCCTGCCGATTCATCTAAAATTTGTTCCTCTTCTTTGGTTATGTTATCCCACGTTTCAATTCTTTCCTGATCTATACCACTGACATGAGCAAGAATAATATCCTGGATTTCTTCTTTCTCTAATTCAGTAGATATAAACAAAACTTTTTGTGTCTCACCAGTAGAAATCCATTCACACTTATTCCAATCATAGATTCTATCAGATACCATATTGCAACCATCAGCAAGAGAACTTCTTGATTTACCACCACCACTTATAGAACTTCTTATAATAAACTTCTTACGTCTCATTCCTCTATATACAGTGGTAAGATATCCTGATTGAAATGGATAACCATATGTGTTTTCTTGTTCTTTATGCTCCTTTAACCTGTCTTTTATTCCATCTCCGACTTTAAACGCATAATTATCTCCAAATACATTTTTCCACATTGACTTAAAATCTAAAAACCTATTTGTAAATGCATTTATGACATCAGAACTGGTTAATTCATTAAATCTCTCAATCTTATCTTCATCTGATTCATCATAAATAAAGGTAATATCCATTTTAAGTTCTTCGGATGCATTTCTTATAATAGAATACTTTCGTACATCGTCATGATATTTACCAATGTTCATTAGTTTATCAGAAGCCATAGAGACTGCTTCTTCTATATAATCCCAACCATTATTATTTTTCCATAGAGAAGTTGCTGTTGTTATTTGTGCTATCTCATTTTCTATGTCAAGGGAAGATATTTTTTCAACATTTCCTTTTTTAGCAATGTTTACTAATGCTCCCCATATCATCCTATGAAAATTTTCTGGATAATCATTTGCATTAGTCACATATTTTTCATCCAATATAAATCGTGGATTAATGCAATAACATCCAAACAATAGAAATATTGCTTTTTTATCTACTTGCTGACTAAAATTAATGTGCGTCACCACCTTTCAATAGATTTTCTAAATTAACAAGTGATGAATTCTGATTTATGTAATTTTTGTTATTTTGCTTAACAATCTTAGTTTTTATTTCTACATCTTTTAGTTTTTCCATTTGATTTCTGATCTGTTCCTGTTGTGTGTAATAATCGCTTGCTTCTTCATAAAAATGTTTTACCAAAGCAACTCCATATTTTTCATTTAACTGTTTTCCTAGTATTTCTTTGCAATACCATAATGTATAAGTCATAGCAGCATAAGACCAGCCAAAATCTGTTTTCATATCTTTTATTTGTTTAAACATAAATCCTGTAGGTCTTTCAATCTCATAATTTACACAGATAAATTCGATTAATTGTTTATACTCATCACTTTCCCGTAAAATCTTTTGATAACATTCTTCACAATATGTTTTAGAAGCATGAATATGTTTTTCTTCGGATTGCAATTTTTTACCACAATTTTTACAAGTCGATAATCTTGCCATATACACCTACTTCATGTAAAGGGAGGATGAACCTCCCCACTAAAATTATTTCAAATTATACTTTGAAACCAATTCTTCCAACTTAATAGTTACAACTTTAGCAACATCAATTTGAGCTGGAGATAAATCATTTAAAGTTTTTGGATTACCAGAATCATCTTGACCAATTTCTGTTTTTAAGATAAACATAGCTTCATCAAGTTTTCCGTTTTCTGCAAGTAAAGCACCATATGACATTCCTTTAGATTTTACTTCCTCGAATGTTTCTGTTTCTTTAACTTCTTCAATAAGTGATTCATCTTTTAATTCTGAATCTTTATATCTGTTTTTAAATACTGCATCCAATTTATCTTTCAATTCTCCTACATGCATAGAAATAGGAAGTCCAAATTTATCTTTTAAATCAGGATACATTTCTGTTTTCCTAAATGTAATTAATCTGTCAGATGTTAATGGATCTTTACTCTTCGTATCAAGAGATACACACCCAACCAAAAAAGCATCATGAAACATTTGTTGTGTCGTAGCCTCATCCAGTTTTGTCTTATAAATCACTTTATTTGTATTAAAATCCGTAGTCTTATATAACTGTGCTGTAAAATGTACAGGATATCCTAAGTTCCTAATTTCATTCACAATCCCAGAAGCAGACTTCAAATATTTTTTACCTTTGCTATATCCAATATCTTCAATAATATCTACTTCCTTTTTATTTTGAATATAAAATTTATTCATCTGTTCAAATTTATCTGCTGTATCAATAACCACACAGCTATAAATATTTTTTAATTGGGGATTTTTTAACTGATTATAAACCTGTAAAAGTTCACTTTCATCATGTACTCTTACTGCCCTAATATTTGGAACAATCATTGTAGCATCTTCTAATGCAATGAAAAGTGGAACTTTACCATTCTGTGCAACTGAAATTAAAAATCTATTAATACTATCTGTTTTTCCATCACCAGTTTCTCCCAAAAACACTACGGGATAACCACTATAATCTCTACTCACTTTATTTGGTGCTATATCTAATAAATTTCCAATCATAAATTACTTATTATCTCCTTTATAGTTAATTTAGGTAATCAACCTATCTGATAAATCTCAGATAGGCTTTATTTATTATTTGTTATTAGTTCTGTGCAAATGGATTGTATGTAGTCTGTGGAGCTGGTGTACTCGTATTCTTTTCAAATCCTGCTGCTGTTTCAGTTCCATTTGTACTTTCACTCTTAATTTCTGCCAACTTTGCTTTTCTCTTTGCCTTTAATGCATCCACAATTTCTTGAGTAAGTTCATGTTCAAAAATTGTACTGACTGCTGTTCCAGACTTGATTTCATTCTTACGAATGTAACTTCTAACTTCTTTTTCAATATCTGTACCAAATGCAGCTTTTTCTACCTGCTTAGTGATTTCAACAGAATTGATCACAGTACCAACCAACTTTGTAAAAGCACCTTCATAATATCCAGCCTGTCTAAATGCAGTTGCCATAGATTTATCAACTACCATCTTTACAGGGATAAACTTATCTGCTGTATAAACTGCATCTTTACCAAATCCATCAGCAGTCTGTCCAATAGCATCCATAACTACTACAAGATTTCCACTAGGAACATTTTTAACAACTTCATCTTCAATTTTTTCAATAATTCCTTCTACTTCAAACTTTGCTTCTAATACAGTAGAATCATAATCTTTTGGCTCTACCTTATTAATGAATCTTGCAGAAATATTATTCGTAGAAACTACGCTACCATCATTTCCTTTAAAATCATTATCTGTAAACATACCATCTGTAATGGAGATAATGTCTGGATTTTCACCTTCGGAGCAATGTTCAATATCCTTCAGATTATCTTTTGCATCCATATACTTCTGATAGAAATAACTCTCTTCTGTTGTGAAATTCTTATTTTCGTCCTTTTTAAACTTGTAAGCAAAGAATCTAATCTCATGCTCACTATTGTCAGCAGTTCTCAACACAAGACTTCCACCAATGGCATCTTCACCTTTTTTGGTCTGAAATTCATCAATTGCATTCTTGACCAATTTACCTGTTACCGTTACTCTGTTTGTTAGTTCTTTCAAATAAATGTCCTCCTGTAAAATAAAATTATTAAAATATTTCTTACCATATATAACATCAACAGCCTTTTCAGACTGGAACATAGAGATTAAATCTATATAAAATCTATGCTTATCAGTGGTTTATGGCTAAATTAGGCACAATTTAACCAAGGGTATGCTGTTCACCACCCAAAACGGATATGTCTGTTCAGTTGTAATTATTGGAATTATCTACGGATAACCATGCGAAATGTTTACTTGTTACTACCAGAACTCTTAACTATTAATCTACATAATCAGTAAATTCTTCATTGCAACACATACATTTAACTGTTTGACATTCTACGATACCACTTGGTAAAAATTCATATATGAACTGTTCGCCTGCTGTTGCATGAGATACACAACCTTGTTTTATGTGTTTCTCTACCCATTTATCTATCTTTTTACTTGTTTCAAATTTTATGTACTATCACCTCCAAACATCAACTTCATATTTTTCATTTTTCTTTATTCAAACTTGGAGCCATTGAAATGATATAGCACCAAGGTAACATCAAATATGATCCATCGTCTGTAATAAAATATGCCTGTCCCTCTCTTAATCCTTCTACATGTACAAGTTTTACATGTTTATATATTTTTACTGGATATGAACATAAAACATGATGAGATAAACTAATATCATTTGTATTTCTGAAAACATGTAAGTCATAATATTTATTTAACATTCCACTTGTCATGTTTTCATAATATTCTCTATTAAGTTTTCTATTTTCTTTCGTTTTCTCTTTTATTTCATTTACATCACTGGTAATCGCCATATCAAACGTATTGGAAATTGATTTAATAAAAGCCTCTTTTAGTTCTTGCATATCCTCTGTTCTCATATGAAATTCTGTTTCTGGAAATTCTACTGTCACATGAGAAACACTTCCATCAAAATGTATTTTTATATCACTCACCTCCATACTTCTTCGCTATGATATCCATCTGTAATCATTACAACCCTATCTGAATTCGCTTCTTCAAACAAACTATACATATTTTTACAATAGCAATGTTCTCCTGTGGTTTCTGTAAGATTTGTTACATAAAGATCATCATTAATTTCGCTTTTCGTATCGCCAATTACGCCAAAAGCGATATCCCCTCTTTCTGATGTACCTATGTAAATACCAATGGGCATATCATCTGAAATATTATTATCTTCGCACCATTTCTTTAATTGTCCTATTGTTAGTGGATTACCTGTTTTTATAAAAAACACCTCCTCCAAACTCACCCAATGAAATAAGAATTTCAACCGCTCATTGCATCAATATATAGTGTTTATTATCCTCGAACAATACTATATATTGTGTATTTTATCTATTCATCACAATATATATTGTCCATGTAACAAAA